GTGAAGGCCGAGATGGGGAAGAGGGTAGACCATCTGGATTGTTTTGTGTAGATAAAAACTCATAGCCGAAGGAGTTGGGGCTAGCTACTGCTGGAACCAGGATGAAAGGAGCAAAGACTTGATAACCTAGTCTTGCTACATCATCCACAGCTGCATAAATAGTAATATATGCGCCAGCAGTTTCAACTTGACCTGCAAGCGCAACTTGTTGTGGAATAAAGACCATGAGATGACCCAAGTTTGTAGTGGGAGAAGATCTAACTAAATTAGAACCTGGTAGTGATTTTCCTGTAATATCACCAGTGAATCTATAAGGAGACATATTTGGAATCTCAACTTCTAATTCACAGGCACTTTCGGAAACTAAACCAGGTTCATCAGGATCTATTAAAGAAGCTAGTCCACTAGTAAAGTAATTTGGTTTTTCCTGGAGAACTGATTGACACGAATATTCTCGGTCTTGAACATTAGCTTGGTATTTTAAATTCTGGTACATTGAACGATTAGCTGCAATGGCATTAACGCCTGCGTTAGGAGTAGGTTCTTGAGCTAACCATACAACATCTGTTGATCCGGCAGGACCATAAGTACCAAAGTTTGGTGGTACATACCAAGCTGAAGCGCCTGAAGCGCCTTGTACTACTATTTTTAATCGAGCACCACCGGAAAAACCCAAATACATTGCTTGTAAGACTCTAAGCGTTGAAGCAGCGAAACTAGTATAAGAGGAACCTAAAACTTCAGGTTGCAACCTTATTCCTAGCAAATCTGCAACATCTATCTCAATTAATCCTTTTACTGCTGACAATTCTGGGTTTGTATATCTATTACGAAAAACTTTGTAGGGCCTTCTAAGGAAATCTCTGATGCTAACTATGGGTCTAAAGTCAATGGTTTGAAAAGGCTGTGAATGATCAATTTGAGTAAAGTCTACTTCTTGTTGTTCGCTAGTTTGGATTGAAACTTTGGCATCAGATATTTCTCCTTGTGCTTGAAATTCAGGAAAATTGGGTTCATCTTGGGGATCTCTAGAAGTTGGAGGAACTGCCAGAACAAAAGGATAAGATATTCTGGCTGGGTTAGTGCTATATCCGTAAAACTCAAAATCTTCTCCTGCTGATATATACACGTTAAAACGGACTTCTGTAGGAACTGTTCCATTCGCCACTAATGGTTGTAGCAAATAAACATAATACATTCCCATTTGACTCATCATGTTATTCCATTCCAACGTACAGGGAAGTTGTTCTAGAGGAGACATAAACGGTATGTCTATTGTATGCACTTGTCCTCCAGCTGAAAATTCAAGCGTGTCTGTGAGTAAATTGGCGACGGAAGCAAACGAGGGATAGTCAGTTAAACCCTGTTTACGGATAGAGTAATCTTTTGCTACTAATAACTTACAAAAATGAAAATTTGTCATTACTGATTGAAAATGTAACTTAATTGAACCTCGCCAATATTTAGATAAATAATAAAGTGTTTGAAAAAGATTACTCCATCCTGATGTTGTAACGGAACTTCCGGAGAAAGGGTCCACGTAAAAACCAGTTAAAGACTGCTGAAAAGGTGACATAGGACGCGCCCAACACAATGTACCAGGGGTATCAGTCGTTTTAACAACGAAAGTACCCAACAATTGTGGTTTTGTTATAATTTCGCGAATAAGCATTTCATCTCGTTTGGTATCAAAAATAGCGTCTTTGCAAATTCTGTCAAAATCATAATAAG